TGCGACGTCATCGTCAAACGCTGGGAAGACTTCACCGGCAATACCGCTATCTGTCACCCCTCAGACTCACACTTCAACCAGGAGCAAGAGGAGCTGTTCTGATGGGGCGCAAGTCCACTGCCGCTGAAAAGGACTACCGCGTCAACCGCGTCGCCCGTCTCCTAAGCAACGGTGCCGTGCGCTCGGAGATCAGTCAGTATGCGGCGTCCGAATGGGGGTGCAGCCTTAGGCAGGCTGATCGGTACATCGCGGAAGCGCGCGAGATTCTCAAGGCCGACTGGGACATCGACCGCCGTACCTTTACGGCAGAGCTGCTGAGCCAGTTGGCCAGCCTGCAGAAGGAGGCACGCAAGGGCAACCAACCGCACGTCGCCCTGGGCTGTATCAACACTGCTGCACGGATCGCTCAATTGCTGAGCTGATGCCATCAATCCTTGATGCCTGTCGTGGCGGTTCATTGCTTGAAGCCCCCGTTCAGCTCATCGAAACTACGACTGGCAGCCGTGATGAAGTTGAAGCGATCCGCCATCGTGTGATTGATGGCTTGTTGGAGTACCAGCGTCCGATCTGCCAAGACACTGAGCACCGCATCATCGCTTTTTGCGCAGGCTACGGAGCAGGGAAAACTCGGACCATGTGCGCCTGGACGACCTGCATGGCGCTGGATAACCCCAACACCACTGGCGTGCTGTTCGCTCCAACAGGGCCTCTAGTGCGTGATGTGGTCATTCGCAGCCTGGAGGATTACTGGACAGAGCTGGGTATCCCCTTTGAGTACAGGGCCAGTCCATTGCCTGAGTTCAAGGTGATGTTGCCCCTTGGCCCTGTGGTGGTGCTGTGTCGCAGCATGGAGAACTGGCAGCGCATTATCGGCATCAATGCCAGCTTCATCGGCGCTGAGGAAATAGACACTTCAAAGACCGAGATTGCCAGGCGCGCTGTAGAGAAGTTCCTGGGTCGCTTGCGGGCAGGCAACCGCAGGCAGCTGGGCATGTTCTCCACGCCTGAAGGCTTTGGCCTGATGTACTCGCTTTTTGTCGAGGAAGGACACAAGGCTGACCGCGCCATTTACAGGGCAAAGAGCACGGACAACCCTTACCTACCAGCGGACTTCATTGAGGGAATGCGGGAAAACTATCCCGCCAATCTCCTGAACGCCTACCTGAATGGGGAGTTCACGCTGCTCACGCAGGCGTGTGTCTATCCCGAGTTCAGCCGTGATCTGAACAGGTCAGACATCAACCGTCCCAGCGAAAGCGATACCTGCTGGCTCGGGGTTGATTTCAACGTGGATCGCTGCTGGGTGGCAGTCTGCATCCAGCGTGCCGATGGCATCCATGTCATTGCTGAGCACATTGCCAGGGACACGCCTGGGGTTATCGAGCGGATCCGCGAGCACTACCAGCCATGGATCGACCACGGACAGCTGATCGTGTGCCCTGATGCCAGCAGCCAGTCACGCAGCACCAAGAACGCAGGCATCTCTGACTTCGGGTTGATGAAGCAGGCTGGGCTGCGGCTGCAGACCCAATCGGCTAACCCGTTCATCCGCGATCGGGTGTTGAGTCTGAACACACTGATCCTCAACGCCAAGGGCGAGCGTCAGCTGTTTGTTCACCCTGACTGCAAGGGCATGATCAAGGGTCTCGAACAGCAGGCGTATGACAAGGCAACGCAGCAGCCTGAAAAGGGTGATGGCGGACCAGATGACCTGAGCGGTCAGATGGACGCGTTGGGCTATGCCTGCTGGCAGATCCGTGGCATCAAGCCCTGGCAGACCGGCGGCACGGGCTGGCGTGTCTATTGATCCCTAGACTTGCCCTGTGGCTACCTAGGGCACATGGCGCGGCGTTACGTCAGGGACAACAGGGGACGTTTCGCCAGTGTTGGTGCTACTGCCCGTGGTGGAAGGCTTGCTACGGCATCAGGGAAGAAGCGCGAGACGCAGACCAAGGAGATTGCAGGAGGCAAGCCCGCAGGGACGATTGGGAAGAACAGGGCCGCCAAGCCTTCTGTTCCTGTCAAGGCAAAAGCGAAGCCGGTGTCAGTCACCAGTAGTGACGTTTCTCAGCGTGCATGGCGCAGCAAGAACCGAGTGCTGACGGAAGGCAAGGGCGGCACAAAACTTGAAGTGAAGAGCACGACTCAAGGCGGGCGTCAAGGGCACAACATCAATCGAGTCGAACTAAGAGAAGTTGGCTCAAACATTGGCAACTCCTTTGAGAAAACTCGTCAGGTTGTGGCGACCGCCACGCCATACAGCGGCGGAAAGCCTGCGTTTCGTGCTGGCAGCTCTGCAGGCGTAAACAAGTGGCTGGATGGCAGCCAAAAGGCGACTGCGTTTGGCGGACGTTTGACCAATGGCAACCGCGAGACTGCTCGTCTTCGTTCTCAAGGCCGTCTTAGGGGAGGTCGTGGGCAAGAGCGTGCAGTGGCGGCCGCTCCACAGCGGCGGCGTGGCAATACCACCCTTGCAAAGCTCGCCAGCCCTGAACTGCGGTCGTTGTCGCAGGATCGCAAGATCGGTTATCGCGAGCTGGGCAACCGCAAGATCAATCGCCTGATGACGGCGGTCAGACTGGAGAACTTGACCAAGGCAGGGAAGCTGAACAATTACAGCCCTTCCCAGCAGCGTCGTGCGCAGTCGATCCATAATGATGCTGGATACACGTTGCGGGCAGCTGGCGGCGTGGGGCAAAACCGCCGTTCAATCACAAGGGCAATCCGCGCCGATCGGCAGCGCCGCGTAAAGTCCGCTTGAGTCACCACCATGCCATTCACTTACGACGACTACATAGCCCAAGGGCTAGTGCCGCCTTGTAAACGGGCGCGATACATCGCATCTTCAGACCCTGTTGAGCCTGGCGATTGCTGGGCGCCTGATGATTCCACCGAAATTTTTGTTGCTTGGGAGCAGCGCTGCATGGAAACCGGGGGCAGGTACACCTACCGCAAGTGGTGGGTGCCGCAGTCTGAGTTTGAAAAGCGCAAGCCCTAGTCCTGCGTAGCCTGTTGCCGTCGTCACGAGTCACCTATGACCAGACCTGAAGTCACCGCTGTCGGCCGTCTCCTCAAGGCAAAAGGCAGCGAGCCCCGCATTCACAAGGTGATCGCCGTCAAGCAGGACGGCACGATCAAAACGGTGATCAACCGCCCTGCATGACCTGGAAACCACCCAGGAAGCAACGCCCCCGCGATGAGCGGGGGCAGTTTCGTTCAAGGGCCAGCATCCGCGCTGAACAGGAAGCATCACGCTTTGAGAGCCTGCAGATAGGGCGGGAGATGCTGTTCTGGCAGGCGCAGGATGCTGCCTACGATGAGGGCATAGACGACAAGGACGAATGACGCGCCGCTACGTCAGAGACAAGCTGGGGGGGGTTTGCGTCTAAGGGTGGCACCATCAAGTCACAGCAGGCTGCTGGCACCCGTGTTGCAGGGCAGTATTCGCAGGCGCTGAAGAAGAACGGTGACTGGGAGCTGCAAAAGCCCAAGTTCTCTGTTCGTGCTGTCGGACCAACCAAGAGCCCAGGGCGTGTATCAGGGCGGATCTCCAACGTCTATCGCGGGCATGTTGGTGACCTGCGCACAGACCTGCGTAATGCGATCTCTGCAGCTGAGGTGAGTGCAACGCGGAAGGTGGCGAATGACATCGCAAGCGGGAAGCGTCGTGCACCGAAGAGTGATCGCGCTGCTGAGAATCGCATCCGCCGTCAGACGCGACGGGAGGTGAGCTGGAAGCGGATCACTGGCTAGCCCTGCGTAGACTGCGCCTAGGTATTGGTGTGGTGAATGGCGATCTGGATCCCAGGCCCGTGGGGAGCAATGGACGGCACTCCTCCTGCACCTCAACCTGAGAGCCCGCACCAGGCTGCGATCGCTCAACCGAAGCAGGAAGAGCCGAAGCGTCGCATCCGTAAATCTGACCCTGAGGGTTGATCATGCTGCCCAGCTACAACCCTCAGCGTCATTTTGGCTGGCAGGGTGCTGTTCAGCTGGGCATTGATCCAGCCGCTGCACCTGATGATCCCTCAGCACCGTGCCCGCAGTATTGGGCGATGGCGCCGCATTGGACGCCGATCGCAGACGTACTAGGTGGGACATCGTTGCTGCGGCAGAAGGCAGAGATGTACCTGCCACGTCTCCCGCAGGAGGATGATCGCTGCTGGAGCACACGCATTGCTCGCAGTGTGCTGACCCCGTATTACAAGCGCATTGTTGATGCAGCTTGTGGTCTGATCCTGCGCAAGCCCATTCAGCTTGAAGGTGGCAGTGAAGAGTGGTGGGCTGAGTGGTCACAAAACGTCGATCGGTCTGGTGGCACTGACCTCGACGAGTTTGCACGTCGCTTGCTGTTCAGCAGCATTGCCTACGGTCACTCGGGTGTGTTGGTGGACTACACCGCAGCACCTGTGCGCACCTTGCGTGATGAGGTGCTGTTAGGCGAGAAGCCTTATCTGATCCAACAGGAGCCGATGAGCATCCTTGGCTGGCGTCATCGCGCCAGTGAGAACGGCGGCAAGCTGCAGCAGCTTCGTCTGCGTGAGTGGGTGCAGGAAGACGACGGCCGCTTCGGCACCAAGACCGTTCAACAGATCAGGGTGTTGGAGCCCGGCAAGTGGGAGATCTGGCGGCAGAAGGCTGCCAATAGCACCGGCTGGGAACTGCATGAAAGCGGTACGACCAGCTTGAGCGAGATCCCCTTTGCTGCTTGCTACAGCGGGCGCGAGGCGACGCTATTCAGCAAGCCCCCGATGAAGGAGATTGCTGAGCTGAACCTGCAGCACTACAGCCTGCAGGCGCAGCTACTAAATGCGCTGGCCATTGCAGCACAGCCGTTGCTTGTGCTGCGTGGGTGGGACGATCAGAGCCCTGAGATCAACGTGAGCGTGGCGAACGCCATCGCCATGCCACCTGAGGGTGGGGTGGAGTATTGCGAACCTGCACACCAGAGCTTCGACAGCATCCAGAAGGAGCTGGAGATGCTGTCCGAGCAGATGAAACAGCTCGGTGTGGCCACGTTGTCGCAGGAGAAGACGTTCCAGGAGAGCGGCACCGCTAAGTCGCTGGACCGCATCGACACCAACAGCTTGCTTTCTGTGATTAGCAAGGATCTGGAGCAGACGCTGCAGACGTGCGTGAACTGGGTGAGCGAGTACAGCGGGCAAGAGCCACCTGAGGTGCTGATCGACCGCGACTACGACAACAAGGTGATCGACGGCACGACGATGACAGCGATCAACACGCTGTTTACGTCTGGTCTGATTGACCAGGAGACTGCACTGAAGGCGATCGGCCGCGGCGAGATCTTTGGCGATGACTTTGATCCTGAGACTGTGATGGCGAACGCTGAGCTGGAGCAGCAGAAGAGCATGGAGCAGGAACTGACCAGACAGGAGGGCCAGATGGAGCTGGCGGCGCAGTACGAGCAACCTGCTGCTGAGAAGCCTGAGGGCTGATGCAGAACGCCGCGCAGGCGCTTGTTGTCGTCCGTGATCAATTCGCGCTGAAGAACCTCAGCGACGATGCGCTGCGCATGATCTTGCCTGCGTATCAGGAGGCATTTGAGCGGCTGCAGTTTCTGCTGAAGAACTTGCCGCCTGAGGGTGCCAGCATTGAGCGTGAGCTATGGCTGCGCACACAGCTGCAGACGATCAGGGCACAGTTCGGGCCTGTTGCTGATCGGATCTATCAGGTGCTGCCTGAAGCGCAGGCGCGGGCATTTGAGGAAGGGCTGAGTAACGCGCAGAAGTATCTGGAGGCTGGTGGCATCAAGCCTGAGGTGCAGCAGACCACGCTGAGCGGGGTGACCACAGGTGGGCAGCAGGTGAGCGCAACGGGCAACCTGCCTGGCGTCAACGTGACCAGCGCGGTTGAGAAGGGCTTCATCAGCCCGAGCATCACCAGGCAGCAGGTGGTGGCCGCGGCCAGGGAGACAGGGTTTTCGGTGTTGAGTCCTGGCGGTAGCAAGGTTGGACTGGCTGAGCTGTTGCCGAACTACGTCGAGGCAATGGGCAGGCAGGTGGAAACCAAGCTGCGTGCTGGCTTCCTGCTTGGGCTGACAAATGGCGAGATCGAGCGTCAGGTGATCAGCGTGACTGGCGAGATGGGACCGGGGCGGAAAGGCCGCGCCATGACCGAAGCCTTGGTGCGCACGTCAATGGCTGAAGCCAGCCAGTCAGCGCATGACGCCTTCTACGAAGCCAACGAGGATCTGCTGATCCCTACCAAGAGCGGCGACAAGTGGTGGTGGGATGCCAGCAACGACACCAGGCTGTGCCAGGTGTGCGCTCCATTGGATGGGGTGAAGTTCAAGGAGCGGAGCAGCCCCCCACATGCGTGGCCTGCGCATTTCAGCTGCCGGTGCAAGATCTTGCCGTGGACAGCAACGCAGGAGCTACTGGAGGAAGAAGAGGGGCCGCGTAACGGCAGCTTCCTTGAGGCAACACCTGTTCAGTACGACAAGCGCGGGAAGCGTTTGCCACCACCAGCGGGGTACACGGGGGACAACGCCTACAAGCGCCCGATGAAGATCGACGGGCAGCAGCAGTGGGTGCGCAGGAGGGATCTGGGCAAGGGGCAGACCACTGCGGGCGACATGTTGAAAGCTGCCAACGAGCACAGCAAGAAGTTGGTGCTGGGTAAGCACACGGAAGCGTTCAACAAGCTGACGGGGCCTGGTGGGCAGTATGAGAAGGATCCGCAGGGTGCAGTGCGCAAGCTGCTGGGTGAACCGCTGCCGCCTGGGTCTACAGCACCGCGGCCAGTGCGTGGACCAAAGCCCAAGCCGCCTGCACCGAAGCCAAAGGCAGCACCTGCGGGAGCCAAGGCTTACATCAGCGAAAACTCTTTTGCTTTGCCAAACACCCGATTTACGGGATCTGATGTTGGCGAGATGGTCGATGACATCATCAATCAGCAACCTGACGGCAACATGCGCAAGCTGGTGGATTTTGCCAAGAAGGATGGGCAAGTCCTGTTCATCTCGGAGACTGAGCAAGGATTGGCCAAGCGGCTAGGCATCTATGGGGTTCGAGACTTCAACAAGCAAGATGTGCCGTGGGCTTTGTCGGCTGAGTACAAGACTCAACTGCAAAAAGCGCTGGGGCCTGATGTTTTTAGGGATGAATCGTTCCACTCAGAGCGCTTGCCAACGCTCAAGAGAATGGAAAAGGAGATGAAGGAGAAGATTGCTAGAGCTAAAGAGTCTGGCTGGGATGACACGATTAGCCGCAATACGCTTAAGAACATTCGCAAGGACATCAAGCAAAGCAATGATTACCTTGCTGACCTGCCGCGCAGGTATTCCAGCCATGCGCTGGGTTCCATTGCGGATGGGCACACAAGCTCTTACACCCGTCGCGTGGTGCTAACTGATGACAGCAACGAGCTTCTGCATGGCGCTTTTGATCGGGGGCGCAAGGTCAGTGCAGCGGATTTGCGAAAAGGGATCAGCGAAACGCTGTCAGCGCGTGCTGGCGGAGACGTCAGCAGCAGAACCTTCGATGTCAGAAGATACGGCGGCAGAAAAGAAAGCATCGCCTACACCTACACGCACGAAACAGGGCATCAAGTCTTCTTTAGAGCAGGTTCGCCGCCACCCCCCAAGCTGAAAGGGAACACACCCACTGGCTATGCAGAACTAAACACTGATGAGCTTTTTGCCGAATCTTGGTCGGCTTACATCTTTGACCCTGCAGGGCTTGAACAGTTTGACAAGGGCCTTTATGATTGGGTTGAGTCAACCTTGGACAAAGCAATGAAGAACGCAGGGAGACCGCTTAACTGATGGATTTATTTATGAAAGCGAAGGAGGCCCTTACTGTTGATGTATTCAGCAAAAAGCGCTGCAATCAAGCGATTGATTTGTGCGTCAAGGCCGAAGGGCGTGAGCGTGCGTTGATAATGCGCATGTTTGAAAGCCAGTTCGTGTTGGCGCGATCTGCGGAAGACACTGAATGGCTCCAGGCGGCCCTGAGGCGACTGTCTTAGCGGTCCGAGGCAGGCCACTCGCTAGAGGGCACCCACCAATCAGAAAGCTGAACGCTTCCATCCGGCATGGCAATGCCACTGGTGTGACGGCGGTAAAGAACCCCATCCACCATTTTTTCTCTCGGGTTGCTGCTGGTGGCAGGCCCTACTGGGACGGCGTTTGGCGACGGTTTCATCAGGGAGGGTGACTCACTCCATGCTCCCACCGTAGCCTGCCTTGCATGAGTCACACCCCCGAGCAGGCGCTGGCGGAAGCCAGGCACCTGTATGAAACGCGCAAGCCCATAGGTTGGCGTGCCTTCAGCATGGGCGGCATCAAGGTGGCGAACCGCGTGCCTTGGTATGAGATGCAGGTGCGCAGGGCCTACCCGTACAGCGACTGGGAGGAAGCTGAGCGCTGCTTCTACGGTGACCTGGGCACGGTGTTGGCCTACGTCAACGCAGGGAAGGATCCAAACCTTGTGGGTGACTGCAGGCAGAACTTCAGATCGCTGTGCCGTGTTGCCCGAGGCGCTGCTGAGCGGATTCACAACAGCGACGAAGCTGATCTACAGCGCAGGCTGGCGATCTTCGGGCTGACAGGTCGCAAATAGACTTGCCCTATACCCCTGAGTAGTGCTGTGGCTGGTGTTGCTTCTGCTGCGATCGTCTCCGGCGAGCTGATCATTGGCCTTGATGACGGCACGATCATTCGTGCGGGTTACGTCCAGGGACCGACTGGTCTGACGGGTGAACGCGGCCCGATGGGTGCGACAGGCCCTGCTGGTCGTGATGGGAACGGGCTTCTGCATGGTGCAGGCGTTCCCACATTCAGCGACGGTGTGGATGGTGATTTCTATATCGACATCAAGGAGTGGAAGGCATACGGGCCGAAGGTTGGTGGCAAGTGGGGTTCAGGTGTTGCCCTATTGCCGAAGGACCGTGGCGGGATGCTGCCCACGGGTATGCGCACCCAAGGCGGTGGTGGCGGTGCAGGTGCTGCTCGCGCCTTTGCTGCTGGCATCAGCGGTCCGAGCAGTGGTGGCGTCCCATCAGCAGGGCCAGCGACAGGCAGCCTTGAGCTGATCATTGGTCACAACCAGCCCTTGGTCGCCAATACGCCGTCACCCGTGGCGATTG